CTTTTCTATATCCTTCACTTTGTCTGTCCATACAATACCATGCATATGCACTCTTTCTGTGTTCTGGTGTCCCAATTCTGTAACTAACCAATGCCTCAAAGTTTTTCCGTATTTTTTCCTCCACCTTTCTGTGTATCTTCTTACTGCTAATCTGCATATTTCGTTATCTCTATCATATCCACTTAATCCTTTTATTTCATTATCTAATTTCTGTAATTCGTGTTCTGTGAACGTGTAAGTTACAAACTTAGAGTTTGCATTAACACGGATATCCTCTTGGAGTCTTACTTGCCAATTTCTTGCTTTCTGCTTTTTACACTCTATACATTTTCCACATCCCACTGGAACCATCAATACTCTTTTATCTTTAATAGGGGGGATAACCCCCCCATTTTTCTTATTCTTCAAGTATTTTCTGTTCTGTATCAACTTTGGATACAAACACATTACATTTTTGTTACTTTACTTATACTCGGCACTAAATTTCCTGCAATTCCTATTATATTACTTATTAATTTTGTTGCATTATCAACCCACATTTTTTTCTTTTGAAAATCTAACTTTAGTGGTTCCATTGTTTCCTCTACTTTAGCCCTTATCATATTTGCATCCGCACTTTTTATTTTTGCTTCTGTATCAAATTGTTTTACCATTAATTCATCATACATTATATCTAGTTTTTCCCACAATGCTTGTTCTTCTGAATTTGTTAACTTCGTTTGTGCTTTTATTAAATCTGCTCCATTCAATGCTTTTAATCCATTTCCTATTGCTTCATTTACTAATCCTTCATATTGATCTTCTGTTAATTTATATTGTTGTTTCAAATTCCTTGTTTGTTGACCTATATATTCTATATTTTTAAATATTCTATCATCTTCCCTCATATTCGTAATTTTTTGGAATATACCTTGAAGTTTTACTAATTCTGCTTTTTCTTCTTCTGTTTTAGCTTCAGCTATTATTTTTTTAATAGACTGTTTTCCTAATTCTGTATCTACTCCGCTTATTTTTGTCGCTTGTGCATTATCTAAATTCGCCTTTGCTTTTAGTGCATCCATTTGTGCTCCCATCATTAAGTTACTCATATCCATCGCTTTCATTTGTTGTGCTTGTCCCATACTTGCACTACCTCCTCCTTGTGAACCCGTGGTTCCTCCTTGTCCTGCACTTCCATACATTAATGCTGGGTTTAATCCAGCTTCCAACATATGATCTACTTGTGCTTTGTAATTTGTCTTATTCCACATATCCATTTGCATTTCATGTCCTTGTCTATTTAATCCTAATTGATTCCTAAATTGCATTCCCATCAATTCCTTTGTGTCTCTGTGTTGTCTACGCTGTGCTTGATGTCCTGCTATCATTCCTAATATACTCGCACCTGCACCTGCCCAATTATTTCCATCCATATTTTATTATATTTATTATTATTATTATTAATATTATTATTTCAATTTTTTTCATTTCGCGCTTTTTTAAAGCGATCTATATCCCTTGATATATAAGAACAGATGCGTACCACCCATCCAAAATAGGGGGGATGCTCTACTAAACACCCCCCTCATTTTTTACTTCGCTTCAGCCCCCTTGGTTCCTTCTGTTGACTTAGCTCCGCTATCTACTTTATCCACTTTTAACTCTACTACTTTAGCTTCACTCTTTTTCTCTGATATTTTAGCTTTAGCATCTCGTTTGGCTTGGATACTTCCTTCTACTTTACTCATAGCCTCTGTTGCTATTTCCCATCGATCTGTCCTAATATTATAAGCACTTTTTACACCTTCTTTACGTTCTGTAAATATCTCTGGTGCTCCATCACTTATTGGCTCTTTATTACTAACAATTCTTTCAATTTTCCATTCAATAGGTTCTCCTTCAACACATTCTACACTTGTTAAAGTACTTTTCACTGGTAATTTATATTTATACATCTTATTTTTTTATAGGTTAGGTATTACTTTTGCACTCATTTTTCTTCTAGCAATAATTTTATTACTTATCTGCACCCAGAAATTTTGACTATCCAACGCCCATTGTGCAAATATTCTATTATACTTACTTGGATCAACATACGTTGTTAAATCTTCTATTCCTGTACTGCCTTGTTCATACCTTCTGTTTAATGTCATAAACATACTATTTCCCGCTTCTGCAAATGTTCCTCTTGTTTGATTTACATTTGTCATATAATTTATCCATGCAGGTTGTTTTCCTGCAGTACTATATACCGGTTGATCATTAACTATTTCAGTATCAAACCATGCCATTTGATCTGTTATTAAATCCTGATACCCAATAGCATCTAACGCTGGTTTGTGCAGATCATTCATTGTTTTTAATGTTGTATCCCATTTATTTCCTTGTGAATAATCTATTCTCGGTGTTAAACTCACTATTCCAATTATATAGCTCGGCTCATCTACTTTAATTTTAATTTTTCCACCTTTGTTTTTATTTGTTAATCTTCCTCTACCTGCTAACGTCCCTAAAGGTTGGCTTTCATCTCCTACTACTGTATCCGCTAAGCTTACTACTTCTTCAAATGCTAATTCTTTTATTAACGATCCATGATATATTGGATTTTCACAGCTTTTTGCTCTTTCATGCGTATATACTGCATCTAGCCAATCATCATAACTTCCACCACTAATAGCAATTCTATTTAACATATTATATACTTTATTTGCTAAGTTTAAACTGTCTATTGTGAATTCATCTCCTGCTGTACTTACTGCCGTTACTTCATTAATTCCATTACTACCATCTATCCATTCAGTGCTAATCCAGTTATTAAATAAATCACTTTGATATGTTTTAATCCCTAATCCTTCTTGACTTGCTAACTTATAAGCTTTTTTCCATCTTAACGGGTCTTGATCTGAACCCGCAAATCCTAATCCTAATCCATATGGTGCTTCTGTTAATCTATCTATTTCAAATGCCGTTGTGTCTCTTACTGCCTCAAGTATATCCATTCTCATATCATCTATATTATCTAAAGGAAACTCTGTCAATTGAGGCTCTCCTTCACCTGCATTTTCTGTGTTACTTACTTCATTGTCTATGTTCCATGTTTGTGATGCATTCACACCTACATAATTAGTAAATACTACTGTCCATGTACCTGCCGTTGTTTGACTTTCCGTTACTGTTACATCTTCAAATATTGTATCTAAATATACATCTGATCCTGCTATTGATGCTATAATCTTTGATGTATCTGGTTGTCCATATGGTGCTCCTGCATTATCCCAATAATATAATATTTCCACTGTTACCGTTGGTAACGCTCCACTTTGCGCACTTGTATCAATCGTTACAGTACTATAAAAGTTTGTTGTTACATCACTATCTGGTCCCGTTACTTGTATTGTTGCATCTGTTGGCGTTACTTTAAATTCATTGTTTAAGTCTGTTGCATGTATAACAAATCCTCTTTCTTCTTGTTTATTTGCATAGTAATTTTTGTATATATCCCAATATCCTAAGTACGGTATTGCGTTAAAATATCTTTCTACGTTTCCATCTGTTGATCTTCTCCCAACTCCTCTCATGTTTAAGTATGAATATATACTTGAACTATTTATTTGTGTATTATCTCCTAAGTTATCTGCCTCATATCTTGCTTCTTGTTTTACTTGTGGTAACAATATTTGGCTCATATCCATACCTATATTCAACATATTCATATGTAATTTTCCATTATATAGTCTTATTGGACATTGAAATACGTCCATTTGTACCTTATAACTACCAAATAATGGTCCTACTGTTGGTAGTGTTTTTACATCACAATCTAAATCTATATCGAAACTATCGCCTGGCAACGCTACTTCACTCATAAAGGGTACTAGTGTACCCGATGCCATGCTTGATCTCCATATGTATCCTAGATCATGTGTACTTCTTTCGTAATTTCTTAAACTTACTTCTTGTTTATTTCCTGAGCCGAGTCTATCGCCTCCAATTTCTGTTTTCATATTTCTTCTTTAATTTTTTTATTAATTTTACCTTTTACTTCATCTAATAACATTACTACTTGTATAATTCTGTTCCATGTTATCTTTTTTAATTCTTCTTTTACTTTTCTCGCGCTATTTGATTTTTCTGTTAATCTATAATCGCCCATAACCCCGAAGCTTTTACCTTCAATCGTTATTACATGAAAAGGGCTATTTTTAATTTCTTCCCTTTTTATCATTTCATTTTTAGAAGTCCCAGAGCCTTTGCTGTGGGCTTTTTCTGCATTCACTTGTGATTGTTTTAATTCTGTATCTTTCATCGTTTTTGTATTTAGTTGAACTTTTTAATTTAATGTACTCACCGTTTTCTAATCTTCTTTTTAGTATTATTTCGCCCGTATCAGTATCCACGTACATACTTTCTGTTTTATATATGGGCTTTTCATATTTCCTCCTTTCCTTTTTCCATTTTTGTAAATGTTCATATTGTTGTTTGTTGTAACTCATAATTTGTATATTTATGTTAATGTTTTAATATTGTTATATCTGTAACATTTTGTACCTCTATTTGAACTATAATTTATAGTATGATAAATTAACTTTGTCACTAAGATACATTTTTTTTTTAAATGTCCAAATCTACTCCCCCACTCCACCATATAGTTTCTTAACTCTTTCTAATTTCTTTAAATATCTTCTTCTATTTTCATACCTACTTAATTCCCAATTTTTAGCATCATCTCCATAACCTAATCTCTTATTTTTCTGTCTCATCATATTTAATAGCTTATAGTATTCTTCTTCTCCTTCACTTATATCTACTTTCACACCACACACGTACCGTTCTTCCTTGTCTAATTTTTCTAACCATAAAGCTTCTCTCTGATCTTCATTATAGATCTTATTTCTATAATATATTGGCAAAGCCAATTCTATTCCTTCCCTAGTCTTATAAGTTTCTATCGTATCACCTTTTTTATACTTGTTTCTGGAACTATCTCTCCTTTCTAAATATTTACTACCAATTCCTTTACTTGTAAATATCTTACTATTATACGTTTTATGTACTTCGTCAACTTTGTTTACATATTTCACTATATAATTTATCGTTTTCGCGCTCACATAGTCCCCAATCCACACTTTTCCATATTTCCATATCTCCTCTATATCCTTCACTTTGTCTGTCCATACAATACCATGCATATGCACTCTTTCTGTGTTCTGGTGTCCCAATTCTGTAACTAACCAATGCCTCAAAGTTTTTCCGTATTTTTTCCTCCACCTTTCT